ACAAAATTCAGTTACTGCCGCTTATAAGAGAGCTAATACATCAGCTAATAGTTTTATTGGAACTAGTGGTTCAGCTATTCCAACAAATGGAAGTATCAGTTTAACCAGTACAAATGGCGTTACAATTACAGGCACTTCAAATACTGTTACTATTAACACAGCACAAGATATTAGATCTACTGCTAGCCCAACATTTAATAGTCCAAGTTTTACCGGAACTCCATTATCCACGACAGCTGCTACTGGAACTAGTAATACCATGATTGCTACAACAGCATTTGTAAATAATACTGTTAATTCTGGAATAACATTCGCGCATAGTATTACTGGTAATGCTGGAACGGTTGCTAATGGAGTATATACTAATGGCTCATACAATAATCCTAATTGGATAACAGGTATCGCTAATACGAAAATCGTAGGGGTAATAACCAGTTCTCAAATTGCTAGTATTACATCTAGTCAAGTTACAACTGCGCTAAATTTTACTCCATATAATTCTACAAATCCAGATGGATATATCACTTCAAGCGGAACAGCAACTGCTTTTAGTAGTACAACATTAAATTCCCAATTTAATTCTATCGGTGTTGGTATAGCAGCATCAACAACAGCTGGAGAAATTAGAGCAACCGATAATATTACTGCATATTACAGTTCAGATAGACGATTTAAAGAAAATATAACAGATATTGATAATGCAGCGGAAATTGTATCTCATATCGGCGGTAAATTATTTGATTGGACCGATGATTATATTGACTCTAAAGGAGGCGAAGATGGATATTTTATTCAAAAATCAGATTTTGGCGTAATTGCTCAAGACGTTCAAGCAGTATTCCCAAGAGCAGTTAGGGTTAAATCTGATGACTCATTAGCCGTAGATTACGAAAAACTTTGCGCGCTTGCTTTTGCTGCAATCAAAGAATTAAAAACTGAAATAGACGCATTAAAGGGATTTAAATAATGGCTACAGTAACATCAAGAGATGAATTAAAAGATTATTGTTTGAGAAGATTAGGTGCTCCAGTAATTAAAATTAATGTAGACGATGATCAATTAGAAGATAGAATAGATGATGCAATTCAATTCTACCAAGATTACCATTTTGATGCTACTGAGTTATTTTATTGGAAACATACAATAACTCAACAAGATGTAACACAAGGATATTTTGATATTGATCCAAGTATCCTAGGTATTACTAGAATTTTTCCGTTAAACGATACACTTACAAAATCAAATATGTTTGATTTACGTTACCAACTCCGTTTACATGAATTGTATGATTTTACTTCTACATCTTACTCTAATTTTGCTATTACTATGCAACACCTAACAAATCTTAGCGAGATGTTTACGGGGGAAGTTCCAATAAGATTTCAACGCCACACCCATCGCCTATATCCAGATTGGGCTTGGGGTTCTGAACAATGCCCAGTTGGTTCTACAGTTATTGCCGAAGGTTATATGGCAATAGATCCAGAAACTTATGATAGCGTGTATAATGATCGCTGGTTAAAAGAATATGTTACTTCATTGTTTAAACGTCAATGGGGTGAAAATATGAAAAAATTTGGAAATATTCAACTTCCTGGTGGATTAACATTAAATGGTAAAGAAACATTTGACGAAGCAATGAGTGAAATTTCAAGATTAGAAACCGAAATGCAAGATAGATATGAGCTACCAGTTCAATTTATGATAGGATAATTTAATGCCTAGTAAATATTTCCAGAATTATGGCAAGTCTGCAATAGAAATAAATTTAATATCAGATCTATATGATGAAGCAATTTTTATGCAGGGATTTAGCGGATATTATGTACCGAATACAAATTCTCAATATAGAGATTTAATTTATGGTGATGACCCATTAAAACATTTTGATGATGCATATAAATTAGACATTTACTTAGTCAACACCATGGATTATGGTGATGAACAAGATTTCTTTTCAAAATTTGGATTACAAGTAAAAAATCAAATTAAAATTCAATTTACGGTTAAAGAGTTTAAAAAACAAACAAAAAAATCTTTTGATCAACCTCTTGAAGGAGATTTAATTTTTATCCCTTTTATGAAAGATTCAGGAGAATTATATGAAATTAAATTTGTAAATACATCTAAAGATTTATACACATTAGGTAGAAATGTTCCATATTATTATGAATTATCCTTAGAACCATTTAAATACAATGATGAATCATTAGATACAGGAATTACAGCTATAGATAATATCGAAATTGAAGATTCTTTTAAAACTTCATTAATATTAAATTCTGGATCGGGTAATTATTCTATCGGAGAAATTATTTATCAAGGAACGGATGCAAATAATTATACAGCACAAGCTACAGTAACTGACTGGGATACTGCGAATAACATTTTAACTGTGATGAATACTCAAGGCGAATTTACTAATTCAACAATTCCGTTAATAGGAAGTTCTAGTAATGCTGCATACACATTAATATCTTTTGATTTTAGAGATTTATCGCCTGAATTTGATAATATACCAATTAAAAACGAATCAACTAATTATATTAATACATCAGAACTAAATCCATTTGGTAGTTTATCTTACGATTAAGGATAAAAATGTTTCCACCAATAAATGCGCCAATATTAGAACAAAGATTACAAGCAATTAGAAAAACTACTGTTGCTTTTGCTAGTCTATTTAAAGAAATCCCATTTATCAAATACGATCAAAACGGTAATGAAGTTGAACGAATGATTGTTCCGATTATTTACGGAAACAAAGAAAAATATGTACAAAGAATAGATATCCCAAATGAACAAGTTCAAATTACTCTACCTAGAATAGAATATGGTTTACTTAATATGATCTACGATTCATCTCGTAGAACGAATCAAGCAAATAAAATTGTAGGGTGTAGTTCAGATTCATCGGCTTATGTAAATTCACCGATTCCTTATAATTTCAATTTTGAAATCGTACTATACACTAGAAATATAGAAGATGCTAACCAAATAATGGAATATATTTTACCATTTTTTTATCCTGATTATAATATAAAATTAAATATGGTTCCTGAACTAGGGATTATAAAAAATATTCCTATATCATACACAGGGGAATCTGAAGATGCAGATTCCACCGGATCTTATGATAGCCCAGTAAGATCTGTATTTAGAACTCTAACATTCACCGCTAGAAGTTATATCTACCAACCGCCAAAATATTATAAACCAATTTTATCCGCGCAAACTAATATTAATATACCAACAAATTCTGTACAATTACAAATGTCTAGCGGTAATGGAACATTTATAATTGGAGATTTAATATTCCAAGGATCCGCTTATGATAGATCAACTGCTCGTGCTGCCGTAACCGGATGGAATTCAACAACAAAAATACTTTCTGTGGAAAATATAACTGGAAGTTTAAAAAGTAATACTACGATATATAATACACAAAAAACTGCGCAGTATACTCTAGGATCGCTACCCAGTTCTTCAACCGTTTTCAGCACATTAATTACACCAACTCCAAATACCTATCCTGTAACTGGTCCATATGAGTATAATATTCAAGTAACTGACAATACAAAATAATTATGAGCAAATTTAATAAAACTATGGAAGGGATATTTAATGTTCCTTCAGTAGTAACTGAAGAAAATGATCTAACTGAATTTTATTCTGATGATACACAATCGACGCACGAATTATCTACTCTATTAGACCATGACTTAAAATCTGATTATGAGCGCACTAGAGACTCTATAGACTCATTAATCGCAAAAGGTACGGAAGCTATTGATGATATGCTTGCTATCGCTAGGCAAAGCGAAAAAGCTCGAGATTTTGAAGTCGCGGGTAATATGATTAAAACTATGGTTGATGCCAATAAAGAATTATTAGATATACAAAAGAAAATGCGCGATATAACGGGTAAAAAAGAAAATGTGACTCAAAATATTAAAAATGCAGTTTTTGTTGGTTCAACTACTGAACTACTAAAAGCAATGAAAGATATTAAGAAAAATGAACCTCTAGAAAATTTAAATTAATCAAAAATTTTTATGGCTTCTGAAAACAAAGACTATTATCGCGACAACCTTCTACTAAAACGTCCAGGCGTTCAATATGAATTTACCGAAGAACAACTCGCGGAATTACAGAAATGTTCCGAAGATCCAATTTATTTTATTAGAAACTATGTAAAAATCATTTCTCTGGATGAAGGTTTGATCTTATTTGATATGCATGAATATCAAGAAGAAATGGTTAAAACTTTTCATGAAAATAGATTTTCGATTGTTAGGATAGGGAGGCAGAGTGGCAAAACGACGACTTCTGTTGGTTACTTATTATGGCTTTCAATTTTCACAGAAAGATACAGCATTGCTATTACAGCTAACAAAAAATCTCTAGCAGTTGATATTTTATCTAGATATCAACTAGCATATGAAAATTTACCTATGTGGTTACAACAAGGGGTTGTAATATGGAATAAAGGTTCTGTTGAATTAGAAAATGGTTCAAAACTGTTAGCAGCATCAACAGCAGCATCATCAATACGTGGGGGATCATTCAATCTAGTTTTTATGGATGAATTCGCACACGTTCATAATAATCTCGCTGAAGAATTTTTTACTTCAACGTATCCTGTAATTTCATCCGGTAAAACTACTAAGATTATTATTGTATCAACTCCACGTGGTATGAATTTATATTACAAAATGTGGATGGATGCTGTAAATGGTAAGAGCGATTATAAACCTGTTGACATTCATTGGTCTAGAGTTCCAGGTCGCGATGAAGAATGGAAAGAAAAAACTATTCGTAATACATCACAACGACAATTTAATCAAGAATTTGGCTGCGAGTTTCACGGCTCAACTAACACACTTATTGATGGATCTAAATTACAAACTCTTGTTGCAATTGATCCATTAGATCCGGATGATAGAATATTTAAAGGGGTAACAATTCCTTACGAGATGGATATTTTTATTCCGTCTGTTAAAGAATCTTGGGACGAAGAAACTAAAAAACAAATAGATAAAGATCATATTTATGCGATGACTGTTGACGTTTCTGAGGGCAAGAATTTAGATTATGCTGCATTTTCAATCTTTGATGTATCAACAATTCCCTATATACAGGTTGCAACATACAGAAATAATCAATTGCACCCAATGCTGTTTCCTGATATTATTAAATTATGCGCAGAATATTATAATAACGCTTATA